ACCGTTTGTTGCAGCAGCATATCCTGGAATTGATTCTAAGATAGTAGCTACAGATGGAGAACATACTAAGAAGTTTGCACCTCCACGTAATGTTTTCTGGTGAATTTTGTTAGATACTTTTTGTACTTTAGTACCTAATGTTTGGAACCACTGACCTTGAGTATTGTAGAAGTCAGAAGTTGCAGAAGAGCTCCATGCAGCTCCAGTCCAGATTTTGTTGTTCTCAGCAGACCATCTCTCAGTAGTGTTAGCTTCTAAGATTAACATATCCAAGATCTCTAAATCGATTTCCATTGAAATGTACTCACTTAAAAGTGAAGTCAATTCAGCTTCAGCATCGATTGAGTGATATGCATTAAGATCCTGAGCAAATTCTGGTGTCCATTGAGCTTTTAACTTTCTAGTCTTCGCTACGATAGCCTCAGATTGAAGCTTCACATCGATTTCTGGAATGTTTAAGTTTTCAACAGCTCTGTCAGAAGCAGCTTCGAAATCTCCTCTATCATTATCTTTTGGCTGTAAAGCGTAGTTTACTACTTGTGATCCATTTAAGTCATCAACATCAGTTACATCAGTTCTTTTGATAACGAAAGTTACCTCAGTTCCTGCTACAGTAGTTAATTCTGGATAGTTAGTAATATCTACAGAAGCAGATTTTAATCTAAATGCACGAGCACCTAAAAAGTCTGCGTTTTTACCTGTAAAGTCTTGAGTTACTTTGATATAGTCTCCAGGAGTCTTATCAGCATCATATCCTAAAGAGGCAGATGTTGCAGATCCTGTTGCAGTTGTGATAGAAGAAGATACATCGTTGATAGTGTATCCGAATTTTCCAGCACCGTAAAGACCTCCTGAAGGATCAGTGTCTTTAGTCATTTTAGTAGCTCCCTCAGTTACGTTACCGTACATGTTTTCACCATCGGCACGTCCACTGTGGTTATCTCCATATTTAAAGTCTAAGTAAAATACTAGACCTGAAGGTAAACTCATTGGTTGTACAGATACGAAATCTTGTGCTACGATTTGAGCGAATACTTTTCTTACTAGTGGTAAAGCTACTCCAGCCCAGTTCTCACCAGCTCCTGCAGTAAATCCAGATCCACCAGATTGGTTAGTGTTAGCTTCAGCTACGACTTGTTTAGCTTGGTTTTCAAGAATCATAGCCATGTTACTAGCTTTCTTTCCTTCTAACCCTTCTAATAGCCCTGACTGTTGCCATTTTGAAGCAAGTTTTTCAGAGTCAGCCATCATTGACTTGTATCCTCCTCTTGCGTCTTCTAATAGGTTGTTAATTTCCATGTTTATTTGTATAAGATATTATTTAATAATTCCAGCTAATTTTTGCATTCTACGAACAGCATCAGATACTTCTGCAATTACTTCTGGTTTACTAGCTGTAGTTCCAGTAGCTTTAGATGCAGATCCTTTGTGTTCTTTTATTGTAGACTCTTTTTTGGTTCCAACGTTATCAACAACAGTTTCGTAAACTAATTTTACTTCTTTTACTGTTTCAGCTTTATCGAAAGCAGCAATTACGTTTACTTTTTGTGATTCTGATAAGTTTTGAGCCTTAAAGATTTTGTTTACATATAGAAGTTTAGCATTTAGAATATTCACTTCGTTTAACTCCTTTTTAAGAGTTTCGATAGTTTCTAAAGCTTCTTCGAGGTCTTCATTAACTGTTCTGTTAATATTAGTACCTTCTGCATGAGGATCGGCAGACTCCTGGTTAGCTGTTGACTTTGCAGTCACATCTTCTTCCACAGTGTCTTCGTCTTCTTCCTTACCTTCTTCCATTTCGTCTTCTTTGTCGCCTTCAGCAACAGTTTCTAACTCACGGATAAGTTCGTCAAGATCGATCTCATCTTCTTCGGCGCCCATTTCTGTTTCGCCGTCTAGTGCAGGTTCTTCAATAGGAGCTTCGTCTCCCATTCCTTCGATATCACCAGCATCCATATCGTCAGCAGCAGCGTCTCCGCCTACTTCTTGAGCAATAATGTCTCTGATCATGTCTTTGAATTGGTCAACAGAAAGTTTAGATAAATCTTCGTCTCCGTCGATTTCTTCTTCAGCTTCTATTTCTTCACCAGCATCTTCGATTTCGTCCTCAGCTTCGTCTTCAGATTCTTCTGAATCAACCTCTGCTTCGTCTTCGTGCTCAGCTTCTTTTACTGATTCTAATCCGTCTCCTTCGGCCACTTGCTCGTCTTTTTTGTCTTTATCCATTCCTTCTTCTACCTCTTCTTCGACTTCGTTTACTACTTCTTCTACTTCATCGGATTTGTCTTCCATTTCTTGTAGTTTAGCAGCCAACATGTCTTTTAGATGAGGAGTTAAAGTCTCTTCTAAAGCTTCTTTAGCGTTAGCAATAGCGGCTTCACGTACAGATTTTGC